AGAGACTGAAAAGTTTTCTATACATAAAGCTAAAAATAGTTGTCCACCAAACTACATACACGCTCAAGACTCAGCGCATTTATTTATGACTGTAGTTAAAGCGTATGACAAAGGAGTATCACATTTTTGTAATGTGCATGACTCTTTCGGTACACTAGCTGCTGACAGTCAGACACTAGCTGACACTATTAGAGAAACGTTTGTAGAAATGTATTCTAATGGCTGTCCGTTGGATGACTTTAAAACATCTATGTTACCAATATTAAACGACACGCAAAAAGAGAAATTACCTGAAGTCCCTGAAAAAGGTGACTTTGATATTCAAGAAGTATTGAAGAGTGAATTTTTCTTTGCATAAATCAATCCACTAAGGGGTTAATAGTACCCCTATTAGAACTAACGGAGTAAACAATGAACGAAGTTCAAATGCCTTTAGATGAAGGCGTAGCTTTAATTGAAAAAGGCTATTTAGATAAAGAAACAGTAAATGAGGAAAACGACAATGAAGAATAAGTACACAAAGATTGTTACACCAATTGGAATTGCTCAGTACCCATGGCTATCAAGTCCTGATACTAAGTTTTCTGAAGTAGGTGACTATAAAACAAATCTTATACTAAACAAAAAAGACGCTCAAGACGTTATCAAGATGATTGATACGGCTAGAGAAGAAAGCGTAAAGATAGGCGCAGAAAAATCGAATGGGAAGAAAGTTAAACAAGCTGACCCACCGTACTACGATGAAGTTGATGATGACGGAAAGCCAACTGGTAACGTTATCTTAAAATTCAAATGTAAAGCAAAAGTAACTACTAAAAGTGGAGAGAGTTTTGAAAACAAACCAACACTCTTTGACGCAAAAGGCAAACCAATGTTAAACGTAAATGTTTGGGGAGGTTCAGAATTAAAAGTTAGTGCTGAACTTATTCCGTACTTTACCTCTATGGTAGGCGCAGGTGTTAGTATGAGACTTAGAGCTGCACAAATAATTAAGTTAATTGAAGGTGGCTCAAATTCTTCTGGTTACGGTTTTAAAGAAGAAGAAGGATATGAACACTCAGAAACACAATCGACTGAGGAGTTTACAAGTGATACTAAGACCGAGGTACAAGAAGATAAAGACGACTTCTAAATACCGAAGTGGTTTAGAAGAACAAATAGCTACTCAATTAAAATTAAAAAATATTAAGTTTGAGTACGAAACAATAACTTTAAAATATACGAAACCTGAAAAGGTGCATAGATACACACCAGATTTTATTCTTTTTAAAAAAGATGGTGAGCCTATGTACATAGAAGGCAAAGGTAGGTTTTTAACAGTAGACAAACAAAAATCTTTACTTGTTAAGAATCAATACCCTAATCTAGATTTAAGATTTGTATTTTCAAATTCTAAAACTAGGATTTCGAAAAAATCCAAAACAACATACGCAATGTGGTGCGAGAAGCATGGTTTTAAATATGCTGACGGCTTCATTCCAAAAGAGTGGATAAAAGAATTAAATTAGGGTATACCTTCGTTTAGGTAGTGAGTTCATATGCACTGCCTTTTGTAGTGACCCCTGAGATAACATCAAAGGGGTCTTTCTTTTCAGACCAAATATTTTGGGTCAAAAAAATTTACAGGAAATATCAAAATGGAAAAAAGTGATTTTAGTTATCACGCACCATGTTCTGAATGTCAGAGCAGAGACAACGTGGCTGTTTATTCAGACGGACATGGACACTGTTTTGGATGTGGAAAATATTATCATACTTACGAACAAAAAGAGGAAACGAAATTGGAAACTGAATTAATACAAGGGGAACTTAAACCTCTAAATAAAAGACATATAAATTTGGCAACAACAACCAAGTTTAATTATCAGACTGGAAAATATAACAATAAGACAGTTCAAATTGCAAACTACTATGACAAACATAATAAATTAGTTGCACAGAAATTACGTTATCCAGATAAATCGTTTCAATGGTTAGGTGATAGTAAACAAGCAACACTATTCGGACAGAACTTATGGCGTGACACAAATAAAAAAATTGTCATCTTAGAAGGTGAAATAGATTCGATGAGCATGGCGCAAGTCCAAGGTTTAAAATGGGCTTGTGTTTCAGTTAAGACTGGAAGCCAAGGCGCAAAAAAAGATTTACAACAACAACTTGAGTGGCTTGAGAAAGCTGAAGAAATTGTTTTAATGTTTGACTCAGATGAAGCAGGCAAAAAGGCAGCTCAAGAATGTTCTAAATTATTTACTCCAGGTAAATGTAAAATAGCAACACTCCCAAGAAAAGACGCTAACGAAATGTTGGTCCAGGGGGACACTACAAAATTAATTGATTGTATGTGGGGTGCTAAAACTTACAGACCAGATGGAATAATATCTGGAACAGACATTTTTGAATTGTTATCTAAAGAAGATAAGACAGAAACAATTCCATATCCTTTTAAATGTTTAAACATAAAAACTTTAGGCATGAGAAGAGGTGAACTAATAACAGTAACAAGTGGAACAGGACAAGGTAAGTCTCAATTGTGTAGACAGATTGCTCATCACTTAATTAAACAAGGTGAGTGTGTTGGTTACATTGCATTAGAAGAAAGTGTAAAGAGAACTGCATTAGGAATAATGGGTATCGACTTACAAAAACCATTACACTTAAATAAAGACGGAGTAAGTAAGGATGAGTTTAGAAATAGTTTTAGTGCAACAGTTGGCAGTGGTTTGCTTTATTTGTTTGACCATTTTGGTAGCACGGAAAGTGAAAATTTACTTTCTAAAATTAGATACCTTGCAAAGGGCTTGGGTGTTCGTTGGGTTATACTTGACCACCTCTCTATTGTTATTAGTGGTTTAGAAAGTTATGACGAAAGAAAATTAATTGATGTCACAATGACTAAGCTAAGAAGTTTAGTTGAGTCTACTGGTATTGGTTTAATTTTAGTTAGTCATTTAAGAAGACCAGAAGGTAACAAAGGTTACGAAGACGGAGTACAAACATCATTAAATTCTTTACGTGGTAGTCATGCAATATCTCAATTAAGTGACAGCGTGATTGCGTTAGAGAGAAATCAAAACGATGACAAGAATAAAAACTACACAACGGTACGTGTATTAAAAAACAGACACACTGGTGACACTGGCAAATGTGGAACATTATATTTTGACAATGACACAGCGTGTTTAACAGAAATAACGGAGGGACATGA